TATTAAAATTGCTGGGGATGCGCCCACCGCTGAAGAAATAAAAAGAATAAATCAAGCGTTTCCCAAGTTAAACGATTCTGTTGACGAAACACCAACACAAGATTCACTTGCTGTTTCTCAAGTTGACCCTCAAGTTGCTGCACCAGAAATAACTCAAGAGATAGAAGATAAATCTTTTAGGTACGCTCTTGGTCGAATGGATAACGACGAAGAAAAAATGAACCTGTTGACCCAGAAACTTGGACCAGGGACATTTGAAAGAACGGCTGAGGATACTTTTGTTATTGATGCCGCAAAAGTAAATCCAAGCGTGAGAATGGAATTAGGGCTCCCGGACCAAGGACTAGTGTACGCAGATAGACCGGGTTTTACCGACAGAGATTTATTTGATTTTGCTGGAGAAGCAGGAACACCTTTGTTAGGAGCTATTGGCGCGGGTGTTGCTCTATCTTCTGCTCCCATTTTAGTTGCGATGGCAGGAGTTGGTGCAACCGCAGCCGCATTTTCTGCTGGAGATGAAGCTATAGATTATCTTCAAGGGCTTAACAAACAGTCTCTTGGCGATGTTATGGCTAAAATTGCAAAAGAAGGAGTTATTAACGCTCTTGGAGAGGGAGCCGGAAGAGCCATTGTTGGTGGTGCTGCTAGGCTAATTAAAGGTCCTGGACCCAAGTACAGTCAGGCTAGAGCAGAAGAAATTTCTACCGCAATTAAAGAAGGTCGAGAAACTGATACAGGGTTACAGGCTATTAAAAATGTACTGTACCCTTCTCCAGAAAAAGTAGGTAAACAAATAGCCCAAGAAGAAGCATTGGCTGACATGAGAGGGTTAATTGCTGCCGGAGCTAGTCCTACAATAACTACTTCAACAGGCAAATCTATTCTTGGAACAGGGCAATCATTGTCAGAAAGTGTAATGCCCCCTACGTATCCTGGAGCAAGAAACTCTCAGTTTATTCGTGGGGTATTAGATGACATAGGCGCAGGAAAAATTACAACGGAAGAGGGTAAGTTATTAATTGATACGGAGGCTAAAGCTTTAGCAAAAAATTTAGACGATCAATTATCTGACCCAGAAGAGGCTTTTAAGGTCGCTAGAAGAAATTTAGATGACGTAATAACAAAACAGTTAGACCAATTGCAAAAAAGATTTAACCCTGTAAAAGGACTGCCGACGGAATTTTCTGATGGGCTTCAAACTTCTGCGGCTTTGTTTCAAGCAAGTTCAAACGCTTTGTATAAAAATGCAGGAGATCTTTTACAAGGAACCGGAACAAAGTTTAATTTAACGCCTGTTGTAGATCAAATTAAAGTTCTTGAGGACAGTTTTACTAGTTTAGGTATTCCTGTAAAAGAAAGCTCTATATTTAACGCAATTAAAAAACTTCAAGCAGAGGGTGGCGCTGACATATCGACTTTACAAAATTTAAAGTCTGTTCTTACAGTAGCCTCAAAAGACCCAGAAGTAGTGGCTAATTTTGGAGCTGGCGAAGTTGGTAAAGTAATAAAATCGTTAGGCGGGGTTATAGATGGTAAGTTTGACGAAACTCAACGGATAATTAGTCAGGGCGGTAAAATAGTACCTGATTACAACAGTCCTGTAAGAGGGTCTATAGCAATGACCGAATCTGGGTCAAATATCACCCTTGATATGGTGGAAAAAGGCTTGTTTACAAAAGCAGATTATGATGCTCAGTTTTACGAAAAATTTATTCCTGCGGCTCCAGCAGAATTAACTAACTTAAAAGAAGGTCTTCGTTTGTGGAAAGAAGCAAATCTTTTTTACGCTGAGGGACAAGAAAAGTTTAATAACGTAGCTGTAAACGCAATTTTAAAAAACGCTAGAGCTAAAACAGGGGGAAGAAACCTGTCTGACCTTGACGTTTTAATAAAAGACGGGGATGTTAAAAATCTACAAATTTATTTAGACGCGGTTACACCAACAGTGGGTAACGCAGCAAGGCTAACAGAACCGGGAGCAGACGCTACCATACTACAAGCAAAAGCATTGTTTGAAGAAGGGGACGTTATTGCTGGAAATGCATTGTTAAAAGAAGCTGGGTTAGATAATACAACAGGAATACTTCCGGATTTTGTTCAGGGCATGTCAAAAGAAGATGGCTACTGGCAAACGATGGTCAAACCGTATTTAGATGGTTTAGACACTTTGGTAGTTCAAGCTAGGTCAGGAGCTAACCCCGGAGATTTAAGGACGGCTATTCGCACAGACGTAGCTAGTCAATGGTTAAAAAACGCTATTCGAGAATCTACAGTAGGTCCGGTCAATAGAACTACCATTGACGCAATTGCTTTAAATAATTCTTTTAAGGGATTAGGAAAAGAAGTTCAAGACACCCTCTTTGGTAATGAAACTGCTAATATTTTAAGAGAGTCTCTTAGTGATACATATCTTCTTAGCGCAAAAAACGCAGATGATTTTGCTAGGCAAATTGATTCGATAGGCGATGTTGGACTTAAAGCACAAGCTAATGCGGTCAAACAATCTATTGATGAAGCCGCTGAAGCAAGTCAAACAGCGGTTGCAAGAGCTTTATCTACTGGGCAAATAGATTCTGCTGATGACCTTGTGCAAGCGGTATTAAAAGATCCTAAAAGCTACGATCAATTAGTAAAAACATTTGGTAGGGATGAGTTAATTAAAGAAGGCGGATTAAAAGATGCTACGTTGTTAGGCATTTTGAAAGGCGCTAATTTTGATGATTTATTTACTGCCGCAGGTCAAGACGCTATTCAAAAAGGTGAGTGGGGTAAAAATTTCGTTAAAGTTTTAGAGCAACAAAATAAAAATGGTGTTCTTGAAAAAATGTTGGGTAAGGAAACTTTTAAAAATTTAGAAAAATTAGCTCAAGATTCTATTAAAGTTTCTAATGTAGACCGCCCAGGCGTTGCTTTTGCAGGAGCAACAGCAAGACTTGCTGGAGGTGGCGCAATACTTGCCGCAGTTCTTGGTCATTTTGGCGCTGCTCTTACAGCAGGTGCTGGTTTAGCGGGTTCTGCTGTTGGCGCAAGACTTTTTAGAAACCCTACGTTTTTAAAAATCCTTACATCCCCCCAAATGAGAGAGCAGCTTTACAGCAAAGCAATTGCTGATGGGATAGTTCCGGCAAAATATTCTCAAAAAAATGCAGGGAAAGCTTTTTATAATCAAGTTAATGTTTACTGGACAAACAAGATTATTGATAGTTTTACAAGAGAAGGGCTACGGATTACCGGAACAACCGCTGTTGGTCAAGACAGAGAAAGTCCACAAGGGATGATGTTACGAGAAGCATCAAAAGGTCAAAGGCTTCCTTCTGGTATTTCTTTAGATGAACTTCGAGATAAAATATCGGTAGATCCGGATATGTTAAAACAACCTGAAACAGATTTTCGTTTGGACCCACTTCCTCTTGCCAGACCACTATCCATGAACGCAAGTGATGTTGAACGAGAACGAGCTCGAATGGGCATAGCAGGACTAATCTCTTGAACACAGAGCAGTTAAAAGAAGAAATTAAAAACGACGAAGGCTGTGTCTACGCTATTTACCTAGACCATTTAGGCAAGAAAACCTTTGGCGTTGGTCATTTGGTCACGGAAAACGACCCAGAGTACTTGCTCCAGGTAGGCGATGTGATAGACGATGACCGGGTAGACAGTTGTTTTGCAACAGATATTGAGATAACCGTGGACGAATGCCTGGCGTTATACGATGACTTCTTTGATTTACCGGAAGAGGTACAGCTAATCATTGCTAACATGATGTTTAATTTAGGGCGAACCAACCTGTCTAAGTTTAAAGATATGCGTAGGGCCGTGGACCAAGGAGATTGGAACGCAGCAGCAGATGCAATGATTGATTCCAAGTGGTATATGCAAGTAACTAACCGAGCCCAGAGATTGGTTGATAGAATGCGACAAGTGGGAGAATGACATGACTACAACGAAAAAAGTGGTTAAGAAAAAGACTTCTAAGAAGTTAGCTGATGACAGTAAGTATGCTGAGTTTGACCTTGATGGTGATGGCATTGTCTCTGACGAAGAGATCCAACGGTCACAAGAGTTGATGGAGTTAGAGCTTCGAGAAGAAAAAGCTGACGCACAACAGAAAATGGCGTGGATAGCCATGGGTTCTATGCTGGTGTTTAGCTTGATTTTGTTTAGCCCTATAGTATCTGAGTCAAGAGTATCGGCGCTGGCTGATTTACTTGGGCTGTTTTACATTGCACAAGCCGGCGTGGTAGGTGCATACATGGGAACATCTGCTTGGATGAGTAAAAAATAATGGCAAAGCCTTTTGTTTATAAGTGCGAGCTAGACCGAGTTGTCGATGGCGATACGGTAGACGTTAACTTAGATCTGGGGTTTAAAATTATTTTAGCTAAACAAAGGGTTCGTCTTGTAGGGATAGATACCCCTGAATCACGGACCAGGGACCTTGCTGAAAAGAAATTGGGTTTACAAGCCAAAGACTTACTCACAGAACTTTGTTGCGATGGTTTTGTGCTGGAGTCTCAGGGACGCGGTAAGTACGGTCGTATTCTTGGCGTGTTGTGGGACTTTGATGGCAACAGTATTAACCAGAAGTTAATTGAAGCTGGGTTAGCTGTTGAGTATTGGGGTGGAACTAAAGTAAAAGTATGGGGCGATTATTAACGTCGCTATGCTGTTCGTTTCCTAACTGTTTTTCTTTTAACAGATGCAACTCTTCTAGGCTTGCCAGGCGGCTGCCCTAATCGTTTTTTCTGAGCGACTCTAGACTTCTTCTCTGATGAAGTAAGTTCTTTAGACGTTTTAGGTGTCTTCTTAGAAACACGCTTGCTTGGTCTGCAATAAGGCGTTCCTCTTTTCTCACCTTTCTTTCTTCCGCAAGGCTTACCTGTTCTTACGTCAACCCATTCTTCCTTAAACCAGCGTTTAAGGTCAGCGCCTTTTTTTGTTTTGCGAACAGCCATCAGTATATCTTAACTTCTCGTCCACCGTGCTTAGACAGCACCGCGCCACACCCGTTGGTCTTAACAGATATTCCGCCTTCTGCACGTTTTGTTTTGTTGCCCCAGTTACTGGCTCCAACTTTTCTGCATTTAGCGATAGCGCCGCTTGCATACGCTGAGGGGAAAACTTTGTATCGAGCTTTAACTTTTCTATAACATGCGTCTTTAGTAGCCATTAGTAACACTTCCACCTTCTTCGAGCTTGTCTTATCCTAGAATTAGGATCGTTTCTTGTTTTAGCTGAACTTCGTTTTAACTGACCTAAGGACCTAGCGCAGTATGACTTACGACGTTTAGCAGCTTTGCTACCCGCTTTTACTTTCCCGGTAACCGCTGTCTTTAGCTTACTGCCAGGGTTTTTCCGGCGGTAAGCTTTAACGCCTTTCTCTGTCATTCCCGCCCCAGATTTAGTGGGGCGGTAATTAGCGCCTTTTCCTTTAGTAGTCTTACGGATAGGCTTTTCTTTTTTCCTAGCCATTTAGAAGATTCTAGCGGCCCCGCCCTTAGCGTAGCCTTTCTTATTTAGTACAGAGCCACCGCCTTTGCGCTTCATTGCACCGCCTTTTGAGTAGCCCTTCTTTTTCATTGCAGAGCCACCGCCAGCCATTTTACCCATACCGTCACCAACAAATGTTGGCTTACCAGTGTCAGGATTCATGGGCATTCCGCCCTTAGCGTAGCCTTTCTTATTCATCCCGCCCTTAGCGTAGCCTTTCTTATTCATCCCGCCCTTCGAGTAACCCTTCTTCTTCATCATTGTCATCTTCTCCTGCATACAAGTTGTTAAATGTTATCTCTGGACTCATATAGCTGTCATCACATTCCGCGCTATGCGCCCATTGACTTGGTTTAAAGTCAGGTGGTCCGTCACCTGTTTCCCATAATGCAGGGCTTGTTGCTCTTACCCTGTTGTTTGGCAATGCCACGATGTTACCAGTGTACCTTCCAGCGTCTGTCAACTCAATAACATGACTCTGTTTGTGCTGCGCCGGGTCATCCGCAATATCGCTCTCAGTATACTCAACGGTAAACATATACCGTCCTGTATGAAATTCACCATCTATCTTACACAACCATGGGCTAGATGACACCCTTTCTAGGCGAAAAACCGCATGGTGGTGGGAGCTACAGTCCCAGGGCTGTGCTAAAGGCACAGGCATTTGCTCAGGCCATTGTTCCAACGGCGTGTCAGCAACAAGTGCGGTTATCGGCATACGAGCCCACATCGCCCCTCCATGGACGTTCTGCGAATCATCTAGATCGCTTTCCGCCCCGGTAAATACTAAATGAAAGCTTAAACATCTATCAGGGATAGTTGCTACAGCAATCGCCATGGCATGGATAAATTCACCATGATATTGATCGTGGTTGTGTGTAAATTCTCTTCTGACCCAGCACTTAAAGTGCGGAATGTTGCTCATTACATATGACATTACTTGGCTAACCCCCAGTTTTCTGATAATCCGTAGTCTACTTTTGATGGTATTTGCATCTCAGGCACACAATTCTCCATGATATCCACTATCTCCTTAACACTTGGTTCATTCTCAATAGAAAAACACAGCTCGTCATGCACTGTCAGCATGGGCGTGTACCCAGCCTCATAGCATTGGAGCATGGCAACTTTAGTTTGGTCTGCGCTACAGGCTTGTATCAACCTGTTTAGTGCTTTAAATGTAAACGCAACGCGGTATCGTCCAGGGTCGAGCGTCCCCCATTTGTCTGGGCGCTCTTCCATGGGTGTATCTAAGATTTCTTGCCACTGCTCTTCGAGCTTTTCAAAGTGGATGGGCTTGTTTAATTTGCTATAGGAGCGCTGTTCTCGCATCGGAAACCGGCACTTGCGCCCCATCATTGTTCTGATCTGAGCCTTCTGCGATGCCGCGCGCATGACTGCCGAGGCTAAGTCTCTGATAAAAGGCACTTTATCGTCGTAGTCTTTACGCAATGCCTTGGCTTCTTCAAACGGTATGTCACCTAATACGGATGCAAGTTTACCAAGTCCCATGCCGTACATAATTCCCAGATTAATTGTTTTAGCGTGGGACCGCTCTACCCCAGCTAAGTCAGCTATCATCTGGTGAAAGTCTAAGTCTTGCTTTTGGTACTGAGTCACGATCTCTTTTACCTTTGGATGGTCGCGAGTGTCTGGTGTGAGCGCAGCAAAGTGCATCAACCACCGTGGTTCTTGGGCGCTGTAATCAAAACTGCCCCACTGGCAACCTTCTTCCGGTAAGAATAGACCACGAATCATGGTCTTTATCTCCGGATGCCGTGCAGGAACCTGCTGTAGATTAGGGTGCGATGAGCTGAATCGCCCAGACACTGTACCGCCTTCATCGTTCCGCAGTTGATTAAACTGACAATGTATCCGCCCATCGTGTTGATGGCTTAAAATTGTATCAATAAACGTAGTGTTAGCCTTGTTGTACTCTCGTATCTCCAGTATCTTCTTAGCGATAGGATGCTCGTGAGTCTTTAAAAAGTGCTTGGTGAAACTTGGCGCACCGCTTTTCTCTGTTCTCTCGTAGGTCAACTTTAAACTGTCGAATGCTTTTGACAGACTGATCGCGTTCCATGGCTCAATGTCCACGCCAGTTTCTTTCTTAACTTCCCTGAGCAATTTGTTCTCTCTTGCCTGGAGGTCTTTCTTAGTCTTCTCAGCCTTCTCTAAATCCACCCGTATGCCCTTACGACGCATTTCAAAGATAATGGGCAGTAATGATGTCTCTAGCTCTAGTATTTGCTCACAGTCCTCCTCTATGAGCCTTGGATGCAATACCTTCCATAGCTTTAGAGTCAAATCAGCATCTTTCTCGGCATATGACGCTACTCTAGCCGCCGGAAGTTTCCACATTTCAGCCTTTGCATCGACGCCATGTTGGTTTGCTGCTCTTCTTAAATCGTCTTCTTGCTTACGTTCGCCCAAATAAGTGACGCCAAGTGCGTTCAAACTGTAGCTAAACCGGTTCTCATCCAGCAATGGTGCAGCAATCATGGTATCGAGCACTTTGCCCTTGACCTCAATGCCTTCTGACATCAGCCAGCCTAGATCGTATTGTGCATTATGAAAAACCACGGACATGCCGTGGTTCAACTGGTCCTGCATCCACTTCAGGACGGTCTTCTTTGCTAGATTACCGCCCCCTTCGTGGGCGATGGGCAGATAAGCCTTCCATCCTTCTGCGGCAACTGCAATGCCAATAAGGTTTCCGTCTTGTCTAGCCCACCCTGGACCACGACTGATTAAATTTGGATCTCTGGTTTCTGTGTCTATTGCGATAAGTTTCTCGCCAGAAAGGTCCGGCAACTCTGCCGGCGGAGTCCACGTTACTTCATTAAATAAATCTTCTTGCATAATTAAAGCGAGTAGTAAGCATCAGTGACCGGCTCCATAATATGTAAACTGTTCTTAGTCCTAGTCACTGCAACGTAATATACTCGATGCTCCATGTTTGGGTTTCTTTGATACTGCTTGTAAGCAGCATGAGATAGATCTGGGATGACAAGTATATTGTCGCATTCACCGCCCTTCATTCCATGAATGGTATTGATTTTGATGCGTGGGTTTTTGATGTTATCCCCGCGCTTCAAGGCGTTTAAGATATAGTTCTTTGTGTCCGGGTCGATTTTATCGAGCGCCTGATGCCACCGCATATTACGCTTGGCAAGTAAACCATAGGATTGTTCTGCTTGGCTCATGGTTATAAAAGTCTCTGGGTCAATGCCCAGCAATGCCTTGGACCTTGGACCATAGCCCCTGGTAAAGCCAACATTGACTGACATCAATGTGTAGATATTCCGCAGTTGTTGGCCGCCTATCTGACCGTTCTTGCACCATTGTTCCCAATCAAGAATCGCTTCATAGGTCTTGGCTTGGATGCTTGGGTGACCATTGCGACTGAACACCCACCCCTCATCCATTAATGCGTTGGCGTAATGGCTTGCTATTCTGTTGGTTCGAGCCATGATGCACCACTCGCCCTCAGCTATAGGTACGTCATACAAGTCTTGGTGGTATCGCACAATCCCTTCTTCTTCCTTGGGTTGCCACTTCTTAGGCTGGCGCCCCTCAATCCGTGACACAATTTTCTGTGCTTCTTGCCACGGTTCAAAAGGCAACCGGTACGACTGCTGCAACACTTCTTTTTCTTCTGTAGCCTCTAGAAACGCGTTAGGGTCTGCGCCTTGAAAGCCCATGATGGCTTGATCGTCATCCCCGGTAAATACTTGTACCTTGGTTTTCCGCAGTACATCGACCATGGACCACTGAAGGGTGGATAAGTCTTGTGCCTCATCGACAAACAACGCCTCGATGTCAGGACACTGGTCTTCCTTAACGAAGTTATCAATCATGTCAGTAAAATCTAGCTTGCCGTGAACCTTTTTATAGCTTTCATACGTATCTACTAATCGCTTTAGCTCCGGCCAATGTAAGTTGTAATTGTTAGCCTCACGAAACGTCTGCTCCAGGCTTTGACACTTGCTCCTCGATAGATGGTGTAGCCCCAAGTAGGTGTCACCCACCGATGTGCCTAGCTTATCAAAGTCACTTTCGACCTCGTTTTCTTTCTTAAAAGCAAAAGGAACGCTGACCGCATCCCCGATAGCCTTTAAATCTGAGCCTCGAATAACGTCCGATGTCTTATATCCGCCAGCGCGGAACGCCATGGAGTGCAGGGTTTGGAAGTAAGGCAGTGAATCTGTTGGTACGTTCCAATCGTTTGACACACGCTCCCTTGATTCTTGTGCCGCCTTTCTAGTAAACGAAACACAAGCTATCTGCTCAGGAGCAATACCCTCTTTGATATAGCCTTGTATCAAATTGCTGTTGGTTTGAGTCTTGCCACAGCCCGGAGGACCTAATATTGTTTTAATCAAAATGGAACCTCATCTTCAAAATCAACAGGAGGTAGGTCTACCTCCCCCCGTATTATCTCCGGAATAAACCACACTCGAACCTTTTTCCATTGGTCACGATTGTCTTTGAACCGGTACTCTTTATCCGCGCGCTCTTCTGTGGACATTTCTTTTAGTCTCTCAGTAATCTGACCGCGTGTGTAATTCGTAAAACTCTTTCGCTTTAAAAAATCTTGCAAAGCACTTAACTTGAAATAGGTTACACCGTCCTCGGTCCATGGCTTGCCTGACAACAGTTCCTCTGGCGATTGAGCCTGTAACCTGGAGGTACAGAACATTTCTAACAACTCGTTAAACTGACCTTTGCGCGTAAGTTCTTCTGGCACTTCGATGCGCGTAGCACTCGACAATAAGTTATCAATCATGTCACGCCAATCCGAGTCTTTCATCCGCGATGGCATTTTGTACATCTGCTCCATGGCAGCACGTTGGAATTCTTGTGGCATCTGCAACTGCTTGGTCGATAGCTCTAACCGATGACCGTCGCAATCTAGAAACCAGACCGGTGGCTCTGACTCCACCACCGTTAAACCACCGATGCTCGGAAACGATTGATTGCTCCCCACGCCATACTTTCTCGAACGACATAACGACCGGTTGCAATGCGATAACAAGGGCTCTTGTTTACAGGTGTAGTAGTATTCTTTACCTTTCTCTAATTGTTCTTGGATCGTAACGATCTCGCGCGCCGGCAATGGCGGAGTGCAGTGCTGTTGGTTGTGGTTCTCTAAGTCTTGCTTCCAAGCGTCACCCTCCGGGCTTACCTGCCGATAGTACACCGCGCAGTTAAACAATACCGTGTTGCGCCCACCCTCTGGTATGCCGAACTCTGTCATCTGCTGTAAACACGGCGGTCCATCTGGTAGGGCTTTGTCATCACTGCCGATAGTAAAGTCATGTAATTCTTTTGGAGTTAGTCTGGATGTCCAAGCCAAGTCTAAAAACTCTTGTAATGTCAGGCTGTCTGCGTTCTCATCTAAAGCGTATCGTGTTGTGTACTCAGCATTTTGATAAGGTAAGTTTATCCATGAACCGAGATCTCCGCGTTCAGCTTTGACTGAATCCTGTTTAGGAAACAATTCGCACGAACCAAAGCCCAGTGCCGATGCCATCTCTGCCAACTTATCACGGACCTCAGCCGCCGATACAAACTCAGTTAAAAACAAATACAAGTGCGCGCCCCCAGACTTACTTCGACACATCACAAGAGGCAGGTCTAACCTGGTGACTTTCTTACGTAGCATCACCAAGTCTAAGTTGTAGTCATCGATATCAAGCGCAGCAAACTGGCACAGGTTGTCCTCTCGGATGGGTATTGCACCGATACCTTTATCACCCGACAAATGTTCTTTAATTAAATCTAACGTCAGTGGCGTTCGTACTGTGACAGAATTAGCTTTTGTCTTTCCGTTGCGTTGCGCGTCAAGCACTGTCGTTTGACCATGGGCGGATTGACAACCGCTAAATAATTCTAAAAACCGTTTTTCCATAAAAACAGCCCCCGACTAGCGGGGGCTTCCTCAACAACTAGAAGGGTACGTCTGCTTGTTCGGCTGGCGCGCTTAACGCCTTGTCCTCAGTCGGCGGAGCCAACTGAACACTGCCTTCGACCATCTCCTTGCGTAGTTCATCAGCCTCTGTAAATTGTTCCAGAGACTCAATTTCCCCGTCCAATGTCACGACATACTCAAACCATGAACCTTGGTCCCCTGACACTTCATTGGTTTTGACTTTGTATGTCTTGGCATACGAGGGTAGTAACACCCCATCGTGTCGTTGCATCGACATCAATGAGTTCCACCCCCGGCTACGCTTCAAGTTGCTGCCCTTCATGTCCAGAATCGCAGTCTCTAGCGTACCGTTCTCATGCATGATCTTGACCAAATGCGTCGCAGTCTTGATGAGCTCGTTACCTGTTTGCATGACACTGTCTTTGGATTGCTCCATCGCCAGTACATCAGGCGAGTCGTGTGGATGTTCTTTCACAAATCCACCGCCCTCGGACCTTGGGACCCATTCGTTATACTTCAACTGGAAGTAAATGGGTAACACGGTCACACCTTCATCGGCTTTCCAAAATTGTTTGGTCACCGTATTGAAAATGTCACCTTGGTCCAGCCCTTCGATGTAATCACTACCGCTCTTCTTGAGCTGTGGTGATAGCGCTTGAGCTATCCTTAAATAAGGTGTTTGTACATCCGTGACGCCGACTTCTTCAAGTCCTGCGCCAGCGGCCCCAACAAGTGCATCCATCAATGCTTTTTTAGTAGTCATCAGCCTTCTCCTTTTATCTTGGCTATTGTCCCTATGTGGGCGTTGAATATTTCTAGGTCAATGGGTTGTGAGTTCTCAACTCTTTCGCGGATAAGCTTCTTCAAGGTTTGTGGTTCTACCCATACGCGCGAAGTGGTTTCCATGCCCTTATCTTCCAGCTCACGCCGAAGCGCTTCAGCCTTTGAATCTTGGGCAACAGGAAAGTTGACGTTGACTTGGTTCTTTATAAAGTCATCGCAACCAATATCACGAAGGTGAGCCAGCGCAATGTCTTTTTGCATTGGATCTTTAGGCATGGTCCCAGCAACGTATGTGCCAAGACTGACCGAGAAGTTACCAACTTCGACTTTGTCTAAGCCAACTTCTTGCATCTTACCTGGGAGCAGTTCGTACTTGTATTTGTCAGCAACTTTCTGCAAGCGAGTGGCCTCTTCTTTAGCTCGGAGTGCCGCCTTCTGTGCTTGGGTTGCTTCCTTAACCAAGTCCGATAATTGCTTACCGCCTTCAGTTGAGAGCTTCTCTAACTCGTCGGCTGGAGCCGACTCGCCAGATATCTTTTTCCAAATTTCATCTTTCATCGTTAAAGTATCCTCTTCAGGTTGTTATATTTTCAATCCCGCCACGCAGCGAAACCCTAACATCGTAATAGATTTTTTCTTGCCTGTCCCACTTCAAAAGATTGACTCTTCCATGGTTGAGGTTAGACGCTATTGCGAATGAGATCCCGATGATAGCTGGATCACCCAGCGCTAAGAGATAGTCATCATCATTAAAGCCAGACAGCTTGCGTTTGATTTGCATCACTGTTTTTTCTGGGGACAAGTGGACTTGCTCAAAGCTAGAAGTGAGAGGTATGAGTTCGCCATACTTCGCCGCTGACAGAATGCCAAGGCGCGGGTTTTCTTGTGTCACAAAGACTCGACTTTTCATGTGCTCTCCTTTCTGTTTACACAGTATGCCATCACTTGTACCCACACTGCAATAGACTTTTATAATTAATTTCTTTATAATCCCATGCGACATGGCATATATATTCAAAAACGAGCCCTATCAGCACCAGCGCGACGTTCTTTTAAAGAGTTGGAACAAAGAGGCGTGGGCATGGTTTCTTGAAATGGGAACTGGGAAAACATTTATATCACTAAATAATGCGGGGATATTGTTTGAGCGTGAGCTAATCGATACGTTGATTGTCTTGGCGCCGAAGGGCGTGTTCCAGAACTGGAGCTCGATTGAGATACCCAAACATTTGCCGGAACGGATTGAGCGCAATGTCGTGGTCTGGCGTCCGAGCCCAAATAAAAAACAAAAAGAGGCGCTGACTGATTTAATTACTGAGTCATCAGTCAAACTAAAGATACTGGTGATGAACATTGAGTCATTGTCTACTAAGAAGGGCTTGAACTATCTGGAGATGGTGTTGAAGGCTAACAAGGCAATGCTCGTGATCGATGAGTCTACAACAATTAAGAGTCCGACTGCGAAGCGCACTAAGTCGCTGCTGAAACTTGCCAAGCTTGCACACTACCGGCGGATACTGTCCGGGTTTCCCGTGACCCAATCGCCCATGGACCTGTGGTCGCAGTGTAAGTTTTTGGGCGATGAGTTGTTGGGTGCGTACAGCAAGTCGTTCCATCATTTCCAACATCATTACGCCATCATCAAACGACAGAACATGGGCGGCCATTCATTCAATATGGTCGTTGGGTACCGGAACCTGGACGAGTTAAGTGAAACATTGAAGGGATTCAGTTCACGAGTGACCAAGGAAGAGTGCTTGGACTTGCCTCCTAAGAATTACATCACGCGCGATATCGAGTTGACCGAGGACCAGGGACGTATCTACATGGAGTTAAAAGATTACTGTGTGGCACATTTAGAAGACGCCGAGTTCATGACAACCAACAATGTGATGACCCAGCTTATTCGTATGCAGCAAGTGTTGTCCGGGCATACCAAGTCTGATTCCGGCGAGTTGATAGAGATAAAGAACAACCGGCTCAATGAGTTGTTGTCGTGTTGTGCCGAGATCAGCGGCAAGATCGTTATCTTCTCTCGCTTTCGATACGACATCCAGAACATTACGCGCGAATTGAACAAGGTTTACGGCTTGGGAGCGGCAGTTAGTTATTATGGGGACACGGACAATGATGCACGAGTTGCCGCGATTGACGATTTTCAAGAAGGCAAAGCGCGGTTCTTTGTATCAAACCCGGTGACCGGTGGCTATGGGATCACATTGACCGCTAGTCAGACAGTTATTTACTACGCGAACTCGTTTGATTTGTCCTCCAGGATGCAATCCGAGTCGCGCATCCATCGCATGGGTCAGGAAGGTCAGTGCGTTACCTACATAGATTTTGTCTGCCGTAACTCCATCGACGAGCAGATCACAAAAGCGTTGAAGTCAAAGATGGATATCAGCCTGAAAGTTTTGGGCGAACAGTTAGAAAACTGGCTACAATAAAGGAGATTATCATGCCAGACACTAAAAAATATAAAAGCGTCGCCGTGCCGTTCCTAACTTGGGAAAAGCTTTGGGACTTGGCCGAGCGCAATCACCGGAGCCCCGCGCAACAAATTGCCTTCTTGGTTGATTTGGCGGAGCAATCACCAAACGATACCGACATTGTGACGATGTATGCGTCGCTCAGGAGTCAGATATGAATGAAGAAGTAGATCCTAGACCCTACACTATCGCTAACTTTTACACGAAGTTGTCTGAGCTGGTTGATGAAACGGACTTAGACGAAAAAGATATCGTGATCACCGTGCTGCGTCTTGCTACTGAGTACGGTACGCAGATGCTCGGAGTCAATGAGTACAACTATCTTGTCTCAAGAATTCTGACACTGACCCTGGCTATTCAAACCGGTAAGGTGGGTATTACTTTTGATGATTTACTCAAGGCAGAGGAATCAATCCTAAAGGACATACTCCATTGAACCCGCGCATCGAAGGACCGGGACGTTATCGTTTTGGTAAGAACCTATACTTGTTGGTCGCCGCGAGCGGTGCTGGAAGTTGGATCTTTCGCTATCAAATTGACGGCAGACGCCGAGACATGGGCCTTGGTCCATGGCCGGAACTGTCAGTCAAGGAAGCCAGGGAGAAGTCTTTAGTTTATCGCAGAATGGTTAAGATTGATGGTTTGGACCCTTTGGAGGTTGATAATGAGTGAGGATGCTTTGTTAGAAGCCGATGGGTTTGAAAAAGCTTTAGTTGGTGTGGTTGAGCAGTGCGGCGGCTTTCGAGCCCTGGCCTACGATTACTGGAAGTGCGTGGATGTGTTGGTCGATGACAATGAGTGGGATGAAGAGGAGGCTATTGAATACATGGACTTTAATGTAACCGGTTTTTCTCTACCCCTTTACACCAGACGAAGATTAGCCGTCTTTTGTTTCGCTGTCTCCGCGAACAGTGGCTTGATGAACTCATGCCTCTTAAAACTTTTGTCGTTGTTCTCAAACAATTTCATCAGTTGATGGAACTGCCACAAACTTAAATCTAAAGTTTGATCTAAAATGGCTTCTTGAAATAATTTGTAATCGTCATTGGTCATTGCTCTATACCCTCTTCTTTAAGTTATTAATAATTCTCTTCAAAAGTGATCTCAGGTTCTGCCCGGCTTCGTCATAACTATCCGCCGCCTCCCCCAAACAAATGAATACGTGCTTGTCTTGGAAGTCTTCTGATAACATCTCATCATCCATGATCTGTTGGATCGATTCTTCCAAGAGCTCCTCGCACTCCACATCGTACACAATCGCTTGGTACAACGGCTCTTCGTCAATATGATCCATCGGCCATTCGACAATCTTGGTCCGTAACCTTAACGACTTCAATCGTCTAACTCCCAGGGTCGAATGTATCGAATGTTTGGGCTGGCAGGCTCCGGGTTACCACGATCAACAATCTCTTTGACACGCTCTTCTGCATATTCCATCAGATTGTCACGCATCGCCGCTCGAAGCTTTTCTTGGTTCTCATCACCAAGCACGAAGTCGATGGCTAATGGACCAAGGTCCGTGGGCTCAAACAAGAATGCCTCCCACTCTTCTTTATCTTTTGCCACAAACAGCAAACACAGCTCACGTTGCATAGGCAATGGCACTTCGTCGTATGAGGCGTAGAAGCTTCTGCATTTTTTCAGCAAAGCTTCGTACTCGTATTGCAGTTCAGAGTTTGGTTCAATCACGATATTTCCCCTTTCAATTTGCTCGTCAGTCAAGCAGTCTTGGCTGTACGGATTTGAATGCGTTAGTTTACTCATTATGCCACCTCGCGTTTTTCTAGGATATCGATAATTTTTGAGGCAACACGTTGACCGTGACCGCCGATATTCCAAAGGGTATTTTCAGAATATTCTTTCGTGCCTATTTTCCAATCGTAAATTGTCGCGACAACACCGTCTATTTCCAGAACCCACTCGACATTTAATTTGTCGTCAAGATATTTTGGGTCAGCATAAGTGGGATGACCGAAAGCTTCGACCAGCTCCCAGTACGTGGCACGAACTGATTGTAAAAAGTGCGTACCGTTAGTATTTAAATCCCTTGAGTTAATTATCTCCATCAATCTTTCTCCTTTCTGGTTGAGGGGGCATACGCCCCCGATTGATTGTTTTTTAATCTTCGACTCTGTCGTGAATAGCAACTGCGCCATAGAAATCATGCCCAAGCAACGATTCAATCTTTCTACTAAAACGGCTGTCACACGTTCCAGCGTAGTTGCCACCCATCATGGTCCACTTGTTTTCTAATTTTTCTGGGACAATTCTTACTGCTCCACGAACGTGGTTTTCCAGCTTCGCAGCGGGATAGTCTTCGCACGGGTCACAAGGACCCTCGACGTTTGTTAAACAATATCCTTTGATAGTGCTTGTTGTGTTGCTTGTAACATCTCGATAAATATTTGCGTGTAATCCCATTTCTAATTCCTTTAACATTTGTTTAATGAGATTTAAGTATAGCATGAATCATGGGAAATGTGCAAACTTTTTTATTGTTTGTCCTATATAGGGGGGCAAATATATTTTTCGTGTTTCAAAAAGTTTTTTTGGGGCAAAAAAAGTGCGAAAGTGGGACGGTGTGTATTTTTTTTAGGTAAAAGGTACATAAAACAATGACATAGGTCCACGGACCTCGTCCCAAGGCTCGTCCCAAGGGTATCTGTACCGTCCCAGAAGAGTGCGACAAATAACGAGTTTCCGACCAGCGCGCGCATGGATTTGCTTTTTTCAGTGCAAAAATATATTTTGACCCCTATATAAACACATTTAGCTGGAGGAACGAATTGGCTACTCGCAAGACTATTGAATCACGAGCTCGTGACATCGAAGAAGCATCCGGCAGGAAGCTAACCCAAAGACAAAAAGAATTCGCCAGGTTGTTTGTTGACGGCAGACACTCAAATGCTGAATGCGCCCGGCAAGCTGGTTATGCGGCAGATTCCGCAAACGTCCAGGCTAGTGTGCTGTTAAAAGGTGAGCGGTTTCCGCACTTGATTGAATACATCAATGAACTTCGAGAAGACCGGGAACGTCGATTTGGTGTAACACTCATTGGACAGATGGAACGCTTCGATAGATTGAGTCATGGAGCTGAAGAGGCTGGTCAGTTTTCAGCAGCGGTCAACGCTGAAAAAATAAGAAGCGCCCTGGGTGGTCTAACAATTGATAGACGCGAACAGAACCATTTACATTCTATCGAGGGATTGTCTAGGGAAGATGTTGAAAAGAGATTAGCCGAACTAAGAAATAGTCACCCGGAAGCCTTTATCGAAGGCAAGTTTGAGGAGATTGACGATGAGCCAACCAGAAGCCTTACTGTGGAAGAATCTAAAGGAATCACTGCCGAGCCACTGGCAGTCTCAGCGGATTGAAAATAGAGCAGGAGGAGGCGTTCCAGACGTATATCTGTGCGCCGAGGGAATATCTTTTTGGGTTGAGCTTAAAGTAACAAAAACTAACGCGGTTAAGGTGTCTGCATTCCAACATGCTTGGAATTACGCGCATCATCGCGCGGGCGGGATTAATTTTTACTTGGTTCGCCCCCTCGAAGCCGACAACCTATATTTATTTGCCGGGGACCAAGGCAAAAACCTCATGACCCATGGAATCAAGAGCAATGGTTCGGGCCCCGTCGTCCCATGTTTGTGGTCGGGGTCGGGATTCGGGGACCTTGTACCACGGATGTTATCTATTGCGCGTGAACGACTAAGCAAGTATATGATTGAGAGCTCTTGGGTCGGGGTCGGGGATCAGTCGGGTTCGGGTTCGGGGCTTGATGATTCGGGTCGGGGCAATTCGGGTCTTGATAGTTAGCTGGTAGTAGGTGTATATTGGTCACTTCCCCTTTTCGACCTGGGACCCACGACTCCAGGTAGTCCCCGGCCAGATCGCGGCCGGGGTTTTTTTCCTATGATCCTATATATGGCGGATAGCTTCTAATTTTAGATCTTAGATCCGTGTGCCGATCATCAAATTTTAATTGATAATTAGGATATTTTTGTTGATGTCTTTTTATAAAGGCCGTTGCATCCTGGTCTTCTTCTAAAAATACGCTGCTACCGCGGCGGTAAGAATAGGCCGTAATAGATCGCTCTAGTCCTAGATCTACTAGGTCCGTAATATCTACTTTTAGCCAGGCATGGCCCGGGTCGCTGTAAAATGTTTTTGTTATTGTCTTTTTCATATATCACCTAACATTTAATTAATGAGATTATATTGTATACCATGTAAAAACATATATCAACGCTTTACATGGGATATCATATTCTATATAATAGAGTCTCTTAAATGTTAAAGGATAGAAAAAATGTTTAATAAGAATACTTTTATCATATATGACGGTCCGTCGATGTTAGACGGTAAGGACATTGTTGTTTTAATATCCGGTTTTAAGACTAGATCTAAGAATGATAAAACTGGCGATATGTTCCAAACCTGGATACTGGTTAGAGATATTCATCCGGTAGAATCTGCTAAAATGGGCCTTGACGCTTCAATTTGTGGTGATTGTATCCGTCGGCCTATCCATGAAAATACGTGTTATGTTCAATTAGGCAAGGCCGTCACTAGTATGTGGCGCGCGTATAAATATGATCGCTATGAAAAAATGGCACCGACTCAAGTCGCCGATATGATCCGCAATCATAAGCGAACTAAGAAACTAAGAATTGGATCTTATGGTGATCCGCTCGCTGTACCAAGTGAAGTATTCAAGCCGCTAGTTGAAGCAGCCGAATCATTCACCGGTTACACTCACCAAGTAAAACGCGCCAGTAAAAAATGGACCAAGTATGTAATGGCCAGCGCCGATACTAAGCAGCAAGCGCTAGATTATCAAGCAGCCGGTTTTCGTACTTTCAGAGTACGCGCCGAAAAATCGACGCTGCTCCCAAATGAGATAGCTTGTCCGGCGTCAAAAGAAGCCGGCCGCGTTTCATCATGCGCTAAGTGTAGCCTATGCATGGGGACCACGAGCAATAGCAAGAAATCGGTAGCAATTATCGAACATTAACTTATCATAAAGAATTAGCGCGTGTTGTTGACACTAGGCGCGCTTTTCGGGTCCAGGCTTTTTAACATTTTCCTGGACCACCGGCCGGCCCATTCGGGCCGGCTTTCTTTTGTCTAGGATTCGGGTCGGGTCGGGTCGGGATAATTCGGGATTCGGGCCGAGATTCGGGGATAGTAGCTATAGGGGATAGTAATATAAATAGCTTAGAAGTGATTACACGAGCTCGAATTTATCACGAGCCCAAGAAAAAACGCCCCGAAGGGCGCTTGTTCATTTTTCTAAAACCTGCTCGTACAATTTACGCTCGTTTTTAGTTAAGCATTTTTCATGCACTCTATATGCTCCATCGGTGAAATGATCCGCGTTATCATAACCCAGTACTTCCGACGCGGTTATGTCCTCATCTAAAGTTATGAGCTCGTCGCATCTATCGCATTCGAGCATGGAGCATTCCGAACATAGATAGCCGCTTCGATATTCCCCATCATCGAATACCTTTTTACCTTCAAAGTAGCTCTCGTAGTCTCCATCTGCTGGCAGACGATTGACAAAGAGCCCACTACCATAGGAAGTATCTCTATTACAACATACGCAATTATTATCATTCATTCCACTTCCTCCAGACATGAAACCGCTTTACTTACTCTTTCTATATATGCGTTCATTTCTTCATCTGTATCAAAGTAAGGCGTTCCCCATGTAGATGAATTAAAATATTGCGCTTCTTTATTGTCATCTCTATTGCCCGTTAGGTCTATTAAGTAAGAAGTCAATAAAATTCTAATCTCTTCCCGTTCTTCATCGTTCATAACATTTACCTTTAATTAATTGTTGACTGGTCCATGATACGTGGTATATAATACAACTGTCAACAACAAAAAGGAAATGTTATGAGTAAATCTAATACATACAAGGGGCTATCTTACTTTGGTAGCTATAATCCTGAGATAGGCTACTGCCTAATCGTGGGTGACGTATCAGGCGAAGAGCTTGAAGACTTGTTCGAGTTGTCAACTTCTGGCGGCACTCGAAGCGCGCTTGATGAAATCTTGGAGTTTCTAAACGAAACTCCAGCCATTAATATTGATGAAGTTCACTTCGAGGAGGAAGTAGCATGAAACAAGCACATTGGCAGAAAATTTTAGAACCCATTATTAACCTGGAGCCTAGCGTGAAACAAACTAAAAAAATTGATGCGTATGACATGCTTAGGAAGATCCGCAATACTCAACGCAAGGGATTTCAGAAAATTAAGTCGTATTTTGACAATTACGATACAGGTCGATTACTTCTCGCGGGTCGCACGATCCGTTTTGGATCGCCTGATAAGGAAAAAGAGTTTAGCTATGATGATTGCATCGAGAGTGACGATCTTTACGCGGATGAAGAAATTGCGCTCGAAGCTATCGAGGAAGCTATCGAGAAGGGGGAAACGGATTGCTACTTTGCAGTCTCTGTCCGACTTCACGAGGACGATGAAGATTACGACTTGGATTCTCAGGACTTCGAATGCGGAAACGTTCAAGAGTATTATCTGGACATGACCACTGGAAAAGTATCCTAAAAAATAGTCGGGATTACCTCGAACCAAGGCGGCCTTCGGGTCGCCTTTTTTTATGTTCGGGTATTGGGCTTAGGTACTTAGGGGCTCTGTCGATCAAGATCGTCGCGACAGCGACACCGAATCGGGGCGCACGGCGCCGTGTTGCTATACAAGGAGGAGCTAGATAGTGTTTGGCAAATATAATTCGTGGTATTGGTCATTGGGCCATGGTCCCTCCCCCCCG